GTAGAGTATTTTTCAAATCTAATTATGACAATAACAAAGTTTATGATGATTTATCTGATGAATTTACTGGAATTGGAAGAACATTCACACTAAAAGTTGGTGGTGCAAATACTACAGGAATTGGAACAGAAGGTGCAAGTGGTTTAGTTTTTATTAATAACATTTATCAATCACCCAAAACTGATAATAATCCAACAAGATTTAATTATCAAATCTTAGAAGACTCTAGTGCAGGAATATCTACTGTTGAATTCTCTGGAATTACTAGACCGGGAGAATTTCCTCTCGAATATGTTGTTTCTGACTATGATGTTAATGCAAATGAAGTCCCTAGAGGTGGAATTATAGTTTCATATGGATCTACACCTGGACTTGGGTTTGCACCACTTGTAGGTGCTTCTGTGACTGCTGTTGTTGGTGCTGGAGGTTCTATTGTATCTGTTGGATTAGGAACGACAGGACATGGTTCTGGATATAATGGTTTAGTTTCTATCGGAGTAACTGTAGTAGATTTGGAATATGATCATAAATTTGTAAGTTCCGGAATAAATTCAATTACTGCTAATACAGGTAGCACTTATACTGCAACAAACGCTGTTTATAATTCTGTATCAGGAGATTTGACTTTAACTATTCTCAATCATGGATTAACAACATCAAATACGATTGGTATTGCTACTGATGGATTAGTGTTTACTTGTTCTAAGGACAGTCATACAACAAATCATCCATATCCAAGAGCAATTTCCAAAACTAAATTGAGAAGAGGATTATCCGGAGGAGATCCTATCCACAATCAACAAGTATCAATTGCAGCAACTACATTGAATACAGTTCAAATCAATGTAGGTCCTGGAGGAGGTGCTGGTGTAGGAGCAATAGTTTCGGTTTCTTCTATAGGCATTGGTGGAACTTTATCATTTAATGTTGGTTCTGCCGGAACTAACTATGTAAATCCAGAAATATTTGTTTCTGATCCATCATATAAAAATCTTCCCGTAATTGGTGTTTCTAGATTAGGAATTGGAGCAACAACTGATACGGGAAATGGTTTATTAGTAGATTTAAAAGTTGGTGGATCTACGGGAATAGGATCCACTTTATTCGAAGTAACTGAAGTCAAATTTTCAAGACCAGGATATAATTTCAGAAGAGGTGATGTATTCAAACCAGTTGGATTAGTCACTGATGGTTCTCTATCTTCTCCAATATCAGATTTTGAGATTACAGTAGTTGATACTTATTCTGATAATTTTGCTGCTTGGGAATTTGGAGAACTTGATTATATTGATTCTATTCAAAACTTACAAGATGGATCAAGAACTAGATTCCCACTTAATTATAATTCAGCACTTCTGAGTTTTGAACCTCAAGAAAATTCTCCAATTGAAGAAAATATTAACAATGTTCTTATAATTTTTGTTAATGGAGTATTGCAAAAACCAGTAGAAAATTACATCTTTGAAGGTGGGACATCATTTGCATTTACAAGAGCACCACTACCTCAAGATGAAGTTGAAATTTACTTCTATAAAGGTGTTGATGGAACTGATTCCACATTATCTGATGATGTTATACCAACTATAGAAACTGGTGATGTTGTTCAAGTTATAAGTAATAACATTTATCCAAATACAATAACGCAAGATGAAAGAACAGTTTATAACTTAACTTTCTCCGATAAATTTGAGACTAATCGTTATACTGGATTGGGAGTTGATGAAACCAATTACAAACCTTTATCTTGGACTAAGCAAAAAACAGATAAGAAAATTAATGGCCAATATGTTTATAAATCAAGAGATGTATTAGAACCGTTAATCTTCCCAACTGCAAGAATTATCAAAGATGTGTCTACAACCGATACTGAAATATTTGTCGATAATATAGAATTATTTAATTATGAAACTGATAATGGTTATACAGATGCTTCTACTCCATTAGATGCGGTTATTATAGAAGATACTAATCCAGTCACCGCTTTATTTACTGCTTCGATTGATGGAAATGGATCTGTAAATGGAATAACTACGACTAATTCTGGTTTTGGATATTTACCAAATCAAACGACAATAAATCTGAAATTTGTAGGGATAGGAACAACAACAGCAACAGCAACGGCATCTATTACGAATGGGATAGTTACTGGAACTACAATTACCAATCCTGGACTTGGATACACAGTTGCTCCCATAATATTTGCTGAAACTCCAAATCTTAATATTGAAAAAATTACAGGATTTAGTAATATTAAAGGTTTCTCTGGAATAGTAACTGGTATTACAACAGCATCTGGAATTGGTGTTCCTTTAGCACTTCAATTTACAGTAATTGATAGTAATAACTTCAGTGGATTATCAACAGGTTATCCAATTTATATCTATGATACTCAAATTGGTAGTGGAGTTACCTCAATTGATGATTCAAATTCTGCAGTTGTTGGAATTGGAACTACTTTCCTAGATAATGTTTACTATGTTTCTGCCATATCTAATAATGATGCAATTGGAATTATTACATGTAATGTAGATTCAAATTCCAATATAGTTGGTCTTGGAACTACTGGAAATATATTAAATCCTGTTGGAAAATACTCATGGGGATTATTAGAAGGAGGAACAAGATCTGCAAACCCAATATCAATCGGAGTTACTGGAAATACCGTATCTGGATTGACAACATATCCAACAATTCAGAGAAGAGGTATTGGTATTAGAAAAACTGGGGCATTACCTAAAAGAGAAGTATAATTGAAAACTAAAATTGTCTTATAAATATATAAAAAACTATTAATATGTCCGCATTCGTAACAGATCAATTTAGAATATTGAATGCTGGTTCTTTTGTAGAGTCTATCAGTAATAACTCTTATTATGCTTTCTTAGGTTTATCAAATCCAACTCTAGGATCAGTTGGATTTGGAAGAACCGACAATTGGAATACAAGCACAACTAATAATCCTGTAGACAATTTTCAATATTTGTCTCATTATAGAGATACTAGTTTATTTGGTAAGAAAATTACATCAGAAAACGCTAGAAGAGTTATAAGAAAGGTTGAATGGGTTGCAAATACTCCTTATGACATGTATCGTCATGATTATCGTCAAGGAAATGAAACACCTGTATCCAAAACGGTAAGATTATATGATGCAAATTATTATGTTATCACAAGTGAATTTAAAGTTTATATTTGTATAGATAATGGTTCTTCTGGACCTAATCCTACTGTTACAGGATCAACAATAGAACCAACACAGACTGATGTAGAACCGTCTGTTGCAGGGTCTGATGGATATAGATGGAAATATCTATTCAGCATTTCTCCATCAGATGTAATTAAATTTGATTCTACAGAATATATTACAGTTCCTAATGATTGGTTGACTACAACGGATTCTAGTATTCAAACTATTAGAGAAGGAGGAAACTCTGATACTAATAATAATCAAATAAAGGCAGTATATATCGAAGATGGCGGAACTGGATATACTAATGGCACAGTAGCATCTATCATAGGTGACGGAAGTGGTGCTACAGTTTCTATTGCAGTAGATAGTGCAGGTACAATAACCGATATCACGGTGACAAATGGAGGAAAAGGATATACATATGGAATTCTCAATTTACCCAAATCTTCCCCCACTGATACTGCAAAATTAATACCTATAATTCCTCCATCAAAAGGTCATGGTTATAACATTTATGAGGAGTTGGGAACAGATAAAGTATTAATGTATGCAAGATTCGACGATTCAACTAAAGATTTTCCAATAGATACTAAATTTGCTCAAGTTGGTATTATAAAAAATCCCGAAACATTTTCTGGAGCAGGAGTAACTTTTACTGGAAATACATTCTCATCTCTTTCTGGTATCGGACTATCAGAGTCTAGAAATGTAAATATTGGAGAAATAATAACGCAAGATCAAGGTAATAACGTTATCGCAAGAGGTTATGTTGCATCATTTGATAATGATACTAAAGTTTTGAAATATTATCAAGACAGATCACTATGTTTTGGAAATAAGGTAGATCAAACACTTAGTAACAGTACAAAAAATATAGTACCATTTATTTCTGGTGATGATCCACCATCCATTTCCTTTACAGAAGGACCAAACCCCTCTGGAGGTTCTGCAAGTATTGCAGATCTAAACGGTAGTGTTGTAGTTGTTAATAATAAGCAGATTAATCTGGGAGTTACTTTTACAAAGGGTCTTGCAAATCCAGAGATAAATAAAAAGACGGGGGATATAATTTATATTGACAACCGACCCGAAGTTCAGAGAGACTCTAGACAAAAAGAAGACATCAAAATTATTCTGGAATTCTAAAAAAAGATGGCACAAAAAACAGACTTAAATATAAGCCCATATTATGATGATTTTGATGGGGATAAAAATTTTTATAAAGTTTTATTTAAACCAGGATATCCAGTTCAGGCTAGAGAATTAACAACTCTTCAATCCATCTTACAGAACCAAGTAGAGTCTTTTGGTGGCAATATTTTTAAAGAAGGATCTATGGTTCTTCCAGGATCTGTAACTTTTGATAATCAGTTTTCTGCAGTAAAATTAAATGCTGTCAATTTAGGTATAGATATCTCTGTTTATATTAAGAATTTTATTGGAAAGAAAATTACAGGACAGCTTTCGGGTGTAACAGCATCTATTCAAGAAGTTGCACTTACATCTGATAGTGATTTAGTAACTGACATTACAATTTATGTAAAATATGGAGAATCTGGAGATGATGCAGATGTAGATACATTTCAAGATGGAGAACAGTTATTTGCAAGTGAAAATGTTACATATGGTAATACTACAATTACCGCAGGAACCGCATTTGCATCATTAATCTCTCAGGATGCAACATTTGTTGGTTCAGCAGCATCTATTGATAATGGTGTTTATTTTATCAGAGGAACATTTGTAGAAGTTTCTAAGCAAACACTTATATTAGATTATTATACCAATACTCCTTCGTATAGAGTAGGATTAAAAATATCCGAAACGATTGTAAATGCAAAGGATGATTCGTCTTTATATGATAATGCAAGTGGTTTCACTAATTTTGCAGCACCAGGAGCAGACAGATTAAAGATAGCATTAACACTTACAAAAAAAGAAATATCTAATAATACAGATACTGATTTTGTAGAGATATTGAGAGTAGATGAAGGAAGAATTAAAAAAATTGAAAATAAACCTGTCTACAATTTAATAAGAGATTATATTGCAGAAAGAACATTTGATGAATCTGGTCATTATGCCGTAGATGAGTTTGGTGTTAAAGCACTCAATTCGTTAAATGATCAAATCGATAATGATGGTTTATATTTAGAGGGAGAAACTACAGAACAAGGAAATACTCCATCGGATGATTTAATGTGTCTACAGGTAAGTCCTGGAAGAGCATATGTTGATGGTTATGATGTTACTTTAGATACAGAAACTGCTATAGATGTAGAAAAACCAAGAGATACTGAAAGTATAAGTGGTGCTAATATCCCATTTGAGATGGGACATTTATTGAGAGTTAATAATGTTAGTGGTGCTCCAAAAGAAAATGAAACTTTAGATTTATATGATCAACTTGGTGGAGGGGGGTCGATAATTGGTGCTGCGAGAGTATATACCTTTAACTTGACTGATGCTGCATATTCTGGTGCAGCAACTCAATGGGATTTATATCTTTATGATATTCAAACTTATACAAATATAACCTTTAATGTAAGTACAACACTCTTAACATCTGCTTTTATAAAAGGAAAGAGTAGTGGTGCGAGTGGTTTTGTTGTTGCTGGTTCTTCTTCAACATCTTTCGATCTCAGTCAAACTTCAGGAACTTTTGTAACTGGGGAAAAATTGATTGTTAATGGAATTGAAACTGCATTAACAATTGCAAGTTTTACACAAAATACAATTGACCAACTCAAATCTGTTAAACAATCAAGTCTTTTCGGGGGAGGATTTCCAGATTTTAATGCAGATGCAGTATTAAGTTCTAAAAAGTTCTCTAATGGAATATCAGAAGTTGTTGTTGAGACTGATAGTGGAATATCAACTGCAAGAAGTCCGGGAAAATTATTCTCTGGGGTTAAAATAAATGACATAATTAGTGTCATAGAGGGAAGTACTTTAAGGTATAATAGAGTTACATCAATTGCATCAGATTTGTCATCAGTTGGCATTGCTTCTACTAGTAGTGTTAGTGGAGTATTTAATGGAACCGCAATTTCTTCTGGAAATTATACGGCAAATCTTAGAAAAGCACAAATAAGAAATAGTGAAAATGGATATCTTTATGCAAATCTTCCAGAATCTAATATTTCCTCTGTTGATCTTTCTAATTCTCAATTATTAATATCTAAACAAATTGAGGTAAACATTAATGATGTTGAACTTGAGTTAAATCAATCTAATACTGGACTTACTAGTTCATTTTATGAGACATTCGACCAAGAAAGATATTCGATTCATTATAATGGTGGTGGAATCGGAACAATAACTTCTGATGCATTTACTCTTACTGGGGGAGGAACTGGTATTGCCGTTACTAATCTGAATTCTAGTGGTGGAAATAGTATTGTAAATGTAACACTGAAGAAGAATGGAATTCAAAGTAAAATTAAAAAATTTACTAGAAGTGCAGTAAAAGTAGTTAATCTTTCAAAATTAGCACAATCTGGATCTGCATCTAGTATATCAATCAATGATGGACTAACATATAATCAATATTATGGACTTAGAGTTCAAGACGATCAAATTTCATTAAATGTTCCTGATGTAGCAAAAGTTCTTGTAGTATATGAATCAACGAATACTGCAGATCCTACACTAGATGCAATTGAATTCTCTTCAATATCCAATGTTGGAACAGATGCTATTATTGGAGAAAATATAATTGGTTCTGAGAGTGGAACAGTTGCAAGAGTAGTAACAAATGAGAATTCTACAGAATCATATTTTGATGCACTTAAGGCCAATAAATTAGGTGTAGTTTATCTAAATCAAAATACTTTTATTGCTGGAGAAACCGTAACATTCAAAGAATCTAATATTA